TTCAAGAAGACGCTGCACCGCGTCGAGGCCGCGCCGAAGCGCGAGGCGGCCTGAGATGGGCTTCCGCAAGACGCACGACCTCGCTGTCCGCACCGGCACCTACACGGGCAGCGACGGCAAGGAGAAGGGCCGCTACGAGAACGTCGGGCACGTCCTGACGGGCGACGACGGCGGCAAGCTCTACTGCCTGAAGCGCACGTTCAACCCGGCCGGTGTGGCAAACCCTGAGAACCGCGACACCGTGGTCCTGTCGGTGTTCGAGGTGCGCGAGCACGGCGACACGCAGCCGGCCCGGAGCTCGCGCCCGGTCGAGTCCTACCCCGGCACGCCCGCCCCAGCCCCGCAGAGCGCGGGCGGCGGCGGTGGCGCCCCGTTCGACGACGACATCCCCTTCATGCCCCACGAATACAGGAGCCTCGCGTGAGCATTCACATCAACGCCACTGCCACGCTCGCGAAGACCTTCAGCGTCAAGCGCGAGAAGCAGGCCGACGACAGCGAGAACGTCGTCGCTCACCTGAAGATCGCCGACGTGGCGATCGACCGGGACCAGATCGACGTGCTGTGCGGCCAGCCGGTGGGCTGGTCGACCGGCGCGCTGTTCGACGAGCTCGGCGCGCCCCGGGCCCGGCTGTCGCTCTCCTTGGTGCCGCGCGCCCGGCTCACGCTGTCCGGCGTGATCGACGGAGGGAAGAAGCCGCACGACCCGCAGTTGAAGCTCAAGGAGGCCGACGTCGACGCGATCGTGATCGACCTCACCAACCTGGGCGCGCTGCTCTGCTGCCAGCTCAGTTGGACCGCGGACGGCGACGAGGTGAACGACGTCGCCGACATGCTCGGGAAGGTCTGCAACATCAACGTCACGCTGCAGGACGGCGCCCAGGGCGACTTGCTGGCCCCGCTCAAGCGCCTGGCGCAGCAGGACGGCATCGACTCGATCAAGCTGGTCGACGTCGCCGGCAAGACGGTCGCCGAGTTCCGCCCGAAGCGCGCCGGCATGCCCGTCTCGTCCGCGAGCGAGGCGATGAAGCTGCTCGATAATGGCTGGAAGCTCAAGGACGACGGTGGCGGGCTCGATGGCACGAACTTCGAGCTGATCAGCCCCGACGGCAAGACCAGTCGCGGCATCTGGATCAACGCCGCGCGCTCCTGCCTCAAGCGCGGCCTCCTGCAGTCCGGCGGCGACAACGTCGACGGGTTCATCTACGTGTCGAAGAGGGCCGCCTGATGCGCGTCTGCGAGCTCTGCCAGAACGAGAAGAAGGACACCGAGTTCCGGCTGTTCGGACGCGGGCGCCGCAAGGTCTGCCTGGCCTGTGAGAACGGCGTGGCGACCGAGGCCGCGTCGATCGCCGACCAGCTGCCGGAGTCGGTGACGATCGGCGCCTCGCTCGAGCTGCCGGCCGGCTTCGGCTTTCGCGCGTCGATCGAGTCCGGCCGCTTTTGCATCGAGCAGGACTGCACCGCCGAGGATGGCCAGCTGCGCACCGACAACATCACGCTGATGCCGCACGAGGCGCGGCAGCTGATCGAGTGGATCGAGCAGCAGATCGGCCAGGCGGAGGCGGCGTGACGGAGCGCGAATACCTCACGGCCAGGGCTGCGGCCGAGCGGCTTGGAGTGCCGGAGTCCGTCGTTATCGACGACATTCAAGACGGCATGGATGGCGCCCTGCCCGCGCTCATCGGTGGGCGGTTTGGCGATGCGTGGATCGTCTACGCATGGCAGATCGACGGCGAGCACATCGAGCGGCACCGGGAGCGGCTGTCGCGGCTGGCAACAGCGGATAGCGGAGGTGCTGGTAATGAAACGCGGTGAATGGCCGACGTTGGATTTTGTGCTGACCAACGCGCCGGACGGCATAGCGATGCGAATAGACGCCATCACGGCCGAGTACGAACGGCGCGGGAAGTGCCTGGACGACACGACGCTTGAGTTGCGGGACGCGCGGGCGCGGCTGGCCGAGGCCGAGAGCCTTATCACATGCCTTATCGACAACCACCCCGACGACCACGCTGCCGACGCGGTGCTCGTTTACGAGGTTTGGCTCAAAGATGCGATGAGTTTCATGGGTAGAACAGCGGACAGCGCATCAGGAGTTAAGCCATGAACACGTCATCCGACTGCCGAGAATTCTGTTGCTGCGGCACATACGAGGCAGTCGGCATTAAAACGCCCTGCCCGATTTGCCGTCTAGTGGAAAAGGAGGAAAAGTTAAACAAAGAATACGATGAATTGCTTATCAGTTACGGCAATGTAGTGCTTGCAAATGCACGATTGAAGGTTGAGCTAGGCGAAACAAACGAAGCCTTAGCCGCATGCCAGTCGCAGGCTGGCGGGGAAATTTCGCGATTGAAGCAATACGAAGATGCGGTCAACCGAATTTCCGCAACCGGCTACACCATCAGCGAAGCGGTCGAGTTGCTGGAAAGTCACGCTGAGGACGACGACCCATGCTCGGATTGCGGTATGCGGCCCACGTTCGATGGTATGTGGCATAAGCAAGGATGCCAGTACTTGGCGACATCCGCTCAGTCTGTCGTGACCACGACTCAGAGCGACAACGAGCGCGAAGTGGAACGCATGATTAAAGACCACACAAGCATCATTGCAAATAAGGGTAAGGCGTGCGTGTTTTGCGGGGCTATAGGTGGGGAGCATCATCTTTCCACTTGCAGGGCGGAAGGCGACAAATCCGATGGAGCTACTTCAACCGTGGACTCTGGCAAATGAGCCGGGCGTTCTGGCGTGGCTTTTGGGAGGGGTTGGCGATCTATCCGCTCGTCGTCCGATGGTGGCGGCGACGTACTGCTCCACAGGGAGCGGGTAATGAGTGACATCGTGGAGCGTCTGAACGCTGGCTTGCGCCTGCTGGACGGCAATCTGCACACGCTCCGCTCGTCCGGCGAAATGGCCGTGGGGCTTGGACTGCGCGACATCCTGACGGAGACGCGCGACGAGATTGACAGCCTGCGGCACCAAGTATCGGCGGCTTACGGCATGGCGATCCGCAAGCAGGAAGAAATCGAACGCCTGCGCGGGCTGCTGCGTCGGGTCGTAAACGAGGTGCCGCTATGGGACGAGCAGATCGGCGCGGGCGAACTCGGCAACATGATCGAGGCTGAACTCGCGGGAACTACTGATCAACCGTCAGCAGGCCCGCCGTACCCGGTCTGCTATCACGGCTACGTCGGCGGCTGCCCGCATTGCGCTGCCGATAAGCCCTCCGCGGGCGGCTGAATCAAATGTTCCTTTCCGCCTCAGATCGCGAAACGCTCACCGGGTACAAGCGCGCCTCGGCCCAGGTGCGATGGTTGCGGCACAACGGCTGGAAGTTCACAGTGAACGCGCTCGGCGAGCCCGTCGTGGCCCTGGCCGAGTTCAATCGACGAATGGTCGGCGGCAAGATCGCCGCGCAGGAACCGAACTGGGACGCGCTCCATGGGACGCAGGCGAACGCGCGATAAACACCTGCCGCAGCGGGTTTACCTCGACCACGGCACACACTGGTTCCGCCCCAAGGGCGCGAAGCCGGTCAACCTGGGCCGCGACTTCGGTGAGGCGCTCGCGAAGTACGCCGCGATCGTCGGCGCGAACTGGTCCGGCCGCACGCTCGGCGACGTGATCGACCGCTACCGCATCGAGGTGCTGCCGCAGAAGCGCAGCGAGAAGACGCGTGAGAACGAGGGCGCCGCGCTCACCAGGCTGAAGGCGTGGGGCGGGCACATGCACCCGGACGCGATCACGCAGCAGCAGCTCTACCAGTACATCGACCGCCGCACGAAGGTCGTCGACAAGAAGACGGGCGCGACCGCGCCGGCGCCGGAGGCCGCGCGCCACGAGATCGTCTTGCTCGGCCACGTGTTCAAGAAGGCGATCCGCTGGGGTGTTGCGACACAGAATCCGGTGCGCGGCATGGAGCGGCACGAGCGCAAGGGCCAGCGCCCGCCGGTGCCGTGGGCCGAGCTGCAGGCCGTGCGTGCGATCGTGGCCGAGCGGATGCGCCTGGCGATCGACCTGGCCGTGTGCATGGGCCCGCGCCGCGGCAACCTGCTGTCGCTCACGCGCGAGAACTGCACCGACGCCGGCATCGAGTTCCTGAATACGAAGGGCCAGCGGCTGCAGCTGATCGAGTGGTCGGACGAGCTGCGCGCGATCGTCGCCGCGCTGAAGGCGCTGAAGCCGCAGGTCGGGCCCGGGCAGTACCTGCTGCGCACGCGCGAGGGCAAGCGCTACAGCGACGACGGGTTCTCAGCGAACTGGCAGCGGCTGATGGCGAAGCACGTCGCAGCGGGCGGCCAGCGCTTCACCTTCCACGACCTGCGCAGCGTCGCGGCGGACCAGGGCACGCTCGAGGAAGCGCGCGATCGGCTCGGTCACGCGAGCTCGGAGACGACGCGTCGGTTCTATCGGCGAGGGGTGCAAAGAGCGAAACCGCGGTCGTGAATATTCAGGGGAGCCCCGAATATTCAGACCGGGAAAGCTGAAAAGTGGCGCGCCCGGAAGGATTCGAACCTCCGACCTTCTGGTTCGTAGCCCGGTGCTTTCTGGCGCCTAACGCCTTGTGGCGGCTGCACAATTCGACATGCGCGGCCTGAATATTTCCGACCGGACTCGCCGCTTAACTGGTTGATTCGTTTGGTGCGGGGTGGCTGATATTCAGCGCCCGGCGGCCGCATCCTGGCACGCCACCAAGCGCCGAGCTAATTCGGCTTCGCGCTCGTCCCCGTCGTCGACGAGCTCGTAGAGCGGCCCTCCAATATCGCGTCCAGGCGCTCCCGCATTTTCAGCGGCGGCGGGGGCGGCTGCATCACGTCTGCCGGCGGCGCCGGGAGCTGCGGGCATTCGGCCGGCGGCCGGGTCGGTGTCGGGGCACAGCCGGACGACGCGAGCAGGGCGATCGCGAAGACGGTCACGCTCGGCGCGGATCGCCGCCAGGTCATTCTGCAGCCCACGGGACACCTCCTGAGATTTCGCATACGCCGCACGCTCGGCCTCTCTGGCGCGCGTCAGGGCCGACTGGTACTCCGCAGCCTGTTTCGCGCGCTCGCGTTGCCAGCGGGCCTCGGTTAGACCGGCGCCGGCTTTCCAGCCAGCTCCGAAGATGGCCGCCGCGACGATCGCCAGCGCGGCCACCTTGAGCAGCGCAGCGTAGGGGGCGAGCGGCCCGAGTGGGATCACGCGCCGGCCCCGATCAGGTGCAGGGCCCGGCCGATGGAGGTCGCGGCGCTGACCAGCTCGTGCTGCACCGCCTCGCGCTCCGGGGTGACGTCGTGCTGCAGGCGCTGCTCGGCATCGGCCAGCGCGCGGGCGGCTTCCTTGAGCAGCTCGGCGAGGCGCTGACGGTCGGTCACGGTTCCAGCCAGATCGCGATGATGCCGGCGAGCATCAAGCCGCCCGAGACGATCATCTCGGCGTGGGCCGGCTGCAAGGCGGATCCGAGGCCGGTCAACACGACCACGAGCCCGCGCCACGAGCTTGGCTGGTTGAACATGGCGACGAGCCGCGCCAGCTTTTTGCGCAGTGCCTCGGTCATTTCACACCCTCGTGCTCGAAGGAATAGTGGTTGCCGTCGTTGAACCGGCCGCCCCAGCGCGCGTCGGGGTCCTGCTTCTCCCACCACTCCCCGAGCGGGCGGTGCCGCTCGGTCGTGCTGATGAAGTCGACGTCACCGTCGCCGTCGGTGTCGGCGAACAGGTTGAGGTCGATCGCCAGGCGGACTTTGTGAGCCGAGCGCGGGTGGCTGTATGACTTGCGCACGCCGAGCTCGCCGTGGACCTTCGGGTCGCGGTAGGCGTCGCCGAGGGTCACCTCGAACCCGAGCTCGTGCGCCTTGTCGATCAGGCGCGGCACGAGCCGGGCGAACCGGGACTGCTTCGCGCGAAGGCTCATTTACCCTCCGCGATGCGGTTCACCTTGTCCTCGATCCGGTCGAGCTGCTCGCGGACGTCACGCTTCCACGCGTCCATGTCGTCGGCACGGCGCTCGAGCACCATCAGCCGGGCGGATGCGTCGGCGCGCAGGTCGGTGGCCTCCATCGCGTCGACGCGCCGCGAGAGATGCTCGAGCCGCTCGGTGATCTGCCCCGACCCGTAGATCAGCGCGAAGACCAGCGCGCCGTCGACCAGGAGCGACCCGGCCGGCACGCGGAACTTCGACAGATCGAATCCGCCCTGCTCGTTCCGTATCACGGGATCACCCCACCCCAGACCGGCGGCGACGGGTCGTCTTCGTAGTCGTAACCGGGCGGCGGCGCGGTCTCGGCCTCGTTGTTGCCGTAGACGATGACCTGGCCGAGGTTCGTGTCGCGGTAGTCGCCGTTCGCGTTCGTGCAGGAGAGCTTGAACCCTGTCGTCGTGACGTCGTAGGCCGAGCAGATCAGGCCCTTGTCGATGTTGGCTTCGTTCGAGCAGTTCGCGATCACGCAGTAGAGGCGGTTCGGCAGCGCGCTCGCGAACGTGAAGGTATAGCGCCCCTGCGCACTGCGGACCACGGTCGCGAAGCCGGCCTGCCGCGTGAAATAGGCCGCGTTCGTGGACAGGTTCGAATAGAACCGCGCCCAGGCCTTCGGCGTGAACTCCGAGTCGCCGCCGGCGACGAGCTTGCCGACCTGCAGGTTCTCGATGTTCGCGTTGCGGACCTGCAGGTTCTCGGCGCGGACGACGCCGCCCGAGACGCTGAAGGGCGCGACCGCGGTCGTGCCGTTGAAGACCTTGAAGTTGTCGGCGAGCACGTTGAACGTGCTGACCACGGCGCCGTTGTTCGCGGTCGAGATCAGGCCGAAGCCCGAGACGTAGCCGTTGTTGTCGACCTTGACGGCGTACTTCGCCTGGATGCCGTTGATCGTCGTCGCCTGCTGGCTGATCGTCGTCGCCTGGCTGGCGGACGTCGACTGCAGGGTCGTGATGCTCGAGGCGAGCGAGGAGTCGGTGCTCGCGCGAACCGACTGCTCGCTGGTGATCGCCGCGGTGTTGTTGTTGATCGCGGTGGCGAGCGCCGAGAGCCGCTGGCCGAGGGATTCGCTGGCGCCGACGTAGGCGGTATTCAGGTCGATGACGAACGCCGTGCCGGCCTGGTTCAGGGCGCCGATCTTGGCGATCGTCTGCGCGGTCGCGGTGTCGGCGCTGGCGCGGGCCGTCGCCTCGGCGGCGACCGAGGCCGTGACCGTGCCGAACTGGGTCGCGATGCCGTCGAACTTCTGGCCGATCGTCTCGGTCGAGGAGATCTTGACCGTGTCCTGGTTCATCAGGAACGAGACGTTGTCGCCGTCGGCGGCGCCGATCTTCTCGAGCGTGCCGACGATCGCGGTGTCGCCGGCGATGCGGTTCGTGGTCTCGGTTGAGATCAGGGTGATGATGTTGTTCGCGTCGCCGGAGATCACCGACAGGGCGTCGATGTCCGCCTGCATGTCGGTGATCGTGACGTTGATCTGGGCGACGCTGGTGTTGATCGAGCCGACTGTGCCGTTCAGCGCGAGCACCTGGCTCGCGAGGCTGCCGTACTGCTGGTTCAGCGGCGTGAACATGTCCGCGAGGTCGGGGTCGGCAAGCGTGATGTTGACGATCCGCTCGACCTCGGTGTCGGGCACGACGATCGTGTTGCTGCCGCCGCCGCCACCCGTTCCACCGCCGCCGCTCGTCGTGATCAGCGCCTGGACCTGCAGCAGCGTGACCGCGTCCGACGGCTGCGTGCCGGGCGAGAGGCCCGTGATGCGGTTGCCGCCGGCCTGGTATGCGCCGGAGCCCGGGGTGTCGGAGTCGGCCAGGACCAGCGCGCGGTCGAGCCGGTCGTCGAGCCGCTGCGCGGCCATCGTCAGCAGGTCGAGCGCCCGCTCGTGGCTCTCGGCCGGGAACGGGTCGTTCGGCAGGTAGTCGGTCGCCTGCTGGATCACCGGGTCGCGGATGATCGTGACCGTCTCGCCGGAGGCGGGCGCGGTCGCGAGCGTCACCGAGCCGCCGTTCGGGTTGCCGGCCCCGGACACGGTGTAGTTCGTGGACAGCGCGAGCACTGTCTCGGCGCCGAGCGCGGAGCGGCGGATCACCCGCAGATCGGCGGCGGTCAGGAAGTACCAGGGAATCGTGAACGTGGTCGTCGAGCCGTTGCCGGCGTAGCTGACCCGTGCGCTCGTCGTGGTGACGGTCATCGGCGGCCCTCGGACTTAGCCGCCGCCGGAAGCTCTGTGCGGCCTCGGGCAAAGTCAATCATCGGACCGACTCGCTCGGGGGCAGCCAGAACGTCTGCGCGTTCTCGCGCTCGATCCGCTGCTCCATGCGGCGCAGCGTCCCGGGCGAAAGCGCCTCCTGCACCTGATAGAGGAACAGGTAGTTGAGCGCGATCCGGGTGTAGAACAGGTTCATGTACGGCGTGTTGTCGAGCGCCAGGCGCAGCGCGTCGCCGGCGTCGCGGTTGCCGCGCACGAGTCCCTGGCCGAGCTGCACGACGTCGGCCGCGGTGGACAGGGTCGGGCCGGCGAGCGTCTCGAGCGGGGTGCGGCCGAAGCGGGAGAAGTCGGCGAACAGGAAGTCGCCGTAAATGCCCGCACCGCCGCCCTGCAGCATCGCGGCCGTGATCGTCGAGGGCTCGGTTGGGTCGCGTGGCGTGCGGCCCTTCAGCAGGTCCTTCGTGACCTGCGCGCCGTAGCCGAGGACGGTCGTCGTGAGCATCAGCGACGCGAGCCCGCCGAGCGAGCCCTGGCCGAACGCCTTGTCGCCGTAGCCGTAGATCTCGCGCCCGATGACCTGCCGGGTGAAGGCGACCGGGTAGCCCTTGAACTGCGTCAGAAACCGCCAGAGCTCGCCGCTCGGCGTGCCCGGGCGAGTGCCCTGGCGCAGGAGCGCGCGGCTGTCGGCGTCGGGCTCGAGCACGGCCGTGTAGGCGCGGTCGTTGATGTAGCGGCGCAGCTGGTCGGCGCGGGCGGGATCGAGGCTGTCGGGCACGAGGAAGTCGGTGCCGTCCGCCGAGCGCTTCACGCCGGCGCTGCGCATGTGGTCCCAGTCGGCGGCCTTGATGTTGAAGAACCCGAACACGCGCTGCAGGTCGGGCGAGAGCTGGTCGAAGGCCTTGCCGGCGTTGAGCGCCAGGTGATGCGACATGCTGAGTGCCGCGGATCCGCGCAGCGAGTCAGTCCACCAGTTCAGCAGGTTCAGCTTGAAGAACATCTGCTGCGCCCGCCCGACGGCGCCCGGCATCGTCTCGTCGAGCGTGCCAGTGCGCGTGATGTCGCCGATGAGCGAATCGAAGAACACGCCGAGGCTCGACAGGATCTCCCGCCGCTCCCCAGCCGGCCGGCCCTGCACGAGCCCGCCGATCGCCTCGCCGATGCCGTTGAGGAAGCCGCGGCCCTGGAACCGCATCTCGCTCGCGAAGTTCGCGAGGTCGGTGACCGAGGAGATCACGGCGCCGCCGAGCTTCGCCATGCTCTGCAACGCCCGGACGGTGGCGGCCCGGCGCGCGAGGATCGAATCGACCGGGGCGTTGACGGCGCCGGTGACCTCGTCGAGCCGGTTCTTGAGCCAGCCCGAGCGGGCCTCGCCGAGCTTTTTCATGGCAGCGTCGTCGCCGGTGCGGCGCAGGCGCTTGATGGCACCGTCGGCCAGGCGTTCGAACATCGCCTCGGGGTTCGTCCCGAGCACGCGCATCACGCCCGTGTCCTGGGCGGCGCGCATGAGCCCGCGGAACGCAGCCTCGCGCAGGTTGCCGGCGCCGAACTCCGCGTTGTAGTCGAACCATGCGTCGGCGTCGCGGAAGTGCAGGACGCGCTCCTCGCTCATGCCCTTGGCGAGGTTGCGCGGGCCCTTGAAGCCGGAGGTGTTCGGTGCGGCGCGCGTCTTCGCGTGCATGCCGGTGGAGACGCCGGAGTAGACCTGCTGCAGCCAGCCGACCTTGTCGGCGATCGGGCCGCGCTCGAGCTCGATGCGCTGCCAGTCGAGGAGCGGCGCGACCTTCTGGATCCACGCCGCCTCGCCCGCCTGCGTGATGCGGTAGGCGTCGTGGCTCTGGCGCACGACCCAGCCCTCGAGCTTGCCGATGAAGGCGCCCGCCTGGTTCGCGTGCATGCGGGCGAGCTCCTGCCACTTGTGCACGGCGCGGGCGATCTTCACCGCATCCGCCGGGAGGCTCGCGACGTTCGGCTGCTTGCTGTTCAGCTGCCACAGCGCGCGGGCGACGTCGCGATCGAGCACGCCGGTCTTGAAGAGGTCGCGGACGCCGGCTCGGGTGAGCTCCGTTTCGAGCCCGCCGAGGTAGTGGTCGCGCAGCCAGCGCTGCTCGGCGGACACCGACTGCCGGGCGCCCTTCCTGCCCTCGATCGAGCCAGTGAGGATCGCGCGCAGGCCTTCGGACTCGCGGCCCGCCCAGGTCGCGTCGAGGTACGTCGAGAGCGCCTGGTAGCGCAGGGCGTTGATCGTGGCGTTGCGCTTGGCGATGAGCTTGGCGAGCTGGACCTGCTGCGCGTACTGGCGGCCCGCCTGGTGCACGGCCTGCGACGGGGAGACGCCTTGCTGCTGCAGCTGCTGCTGCAGGAGCGCGAGCTGCTGCTGGATCTGGGTGGCCTGCGCCTGGCTCACCTTGCCGGCCATGGCCGTGGTGACGCGGGTGACGCAGTTCGCGGGGGTGCTCATGCGATGGACCTCATGGCGCAGGCGGCGAGCATCCGCGCGGCTTCGGAGAACGCCTCGGACTCCTCGGCGAGTGCGTTGGCCTCGTCGAGCTCGGCGCGGATCTCCTCGGGGAGTTCGGCGTCGTCGAGCTTCATCTCGTCCTCGAGGTCCTTGAGCGTCGCCTCGAGGTCGGCGATCTGCTCCTCGACGGCCTTGGCTTCGGCAGCCTCGACGACCTCGACCGGCTCGGCCACGGGTTCCGGCTCACCGCGGCGCAGCTGCTCGACCGTTTCCTGCACCGGACGCGTGCGGGTGGCCGGGTCGAGCTCGAACGCGGCCTCGACGTTGACGTCTTGGCCGGCCAGGTCCTGCGCGACGGCGCCATGCAGGGCGGCCTCGCGGGTCTGCGGGGAGGCGAGCGCAGCACGTCCGGCGGCGCTCTTCATCGCGGCACCCCGCCAATCGGCGGCGAGCTGGCGCAGCACGGTGGCCTGCTCGGTTTTCGCGGAGATCGCGTTGTCGAGCTTGCGCAGGTCGGCAGCTTTAGCCTCTGCGCGCGTGGCCGCGAGCGGCGAGTCCGGGTCGGCCGGTTCCGCGTCGCGGGCCGTTCGTTGCGCCTCGAGGTCGGCGCGTTCGGCGTCGAGTTGCTTGATGCGTGCCTCGAGCGAGCCCACGGCGTCGAGTGTGGAGGCCTCGAACAGCCGGTCGCGGGCGTTGAAGCCGAGCAGGTCGGCCTTCTCGTTGAGCGTCTCGGCGCGGTTCCAGCGCTTATCGAGCTTGTCCAGGTCTCGCTCTGCAGCTGCTGCGAGATCGTGGGCCTGCAGCGTGGCCTCGGTCTCCGCGATCGTCCGCTGCACGGCGAGCGCCTCCTCGGGCGAGAGCTCGTCGAGCTTCGCGGCCCGCGCTTCCTGCAGCCTGGCCTGTGCTTCGACACGTGCGGGCTCGTCGAGCCGTGCCGACGCCTGTTCGGTGAGTTTCGTCCGCCGCTCGAGGTAGAGCGCGTCGATCGTGGTTGCGGCCTGCTCGGTCGTGACTGGCCGCGGCAGCGGTCGCGCGGCCGGAGCGGTTGCGTCGACCGGCGCCTGTCGCTCGTCGAGTGCCTTCAGGCGCGCGAGCAGGTCGTTCAGCGGCTTCTCGCGCCTGGCCGTGCGGACGTCGACGACGGCCCCGCCCACCGCATGCAGGCCGCCACCGAACACGCCGCCGAACGCGATGTTCGCGAGCGAGTCGTACAGCCCGTAGTCGGCCTGCTCCGCCTGCTTGGAGGCGTAGACGAACGGCTCGACGAGCGCCTGGCCGACCGCACCTTCAGCGGCACCGACCGCCGCGCGCGTTCCGGCACGCGCCAGCGCGCCCGTCCCGGCACGCTCCAGGAGCGACGCATAGCGCGATGACGAGACGACCGGCACGAACGCCGTGGCGACGGTCAGGGGATCGAGGAGCGACGTGCCAAGCGACAGCAGGAGCCGCTCCGAGCCCTGCGCGAAGCCACCCTCGGCACGCTCGAGCACGTAGCGGCGGCGCAGCTCCGCCTCCTTGCGCTCGGCGAGGATGGACAGCTCGAGCTTGTTGTAGGGCCGGTCTTCGACGGTGAGGTGCTCGGTGAGCCCGCGCGACTCAATCCAGCCGCGGGCGTCGTCCGGGGACATGTCGCCGAAGGCCATGCCACCCCAGCGGCGAGCCTCGTCGAGCTGGCCCCAGCGGTAGAGCGCGGGTCCGACGAGCGTGCCGAAGGTTTCCTCGACGACTGCACGCCGCCTCGCGTCCCCGGTGGGGGCGAGGTCGTCCTGGGTGAGCGGGTCGCTGAAGAGCCCCTCGGTGTAGACGCCCATCAGCGACGCTCGCGGATGTCTCGGATCGTGGCCGAGTCGCGCACGACGCCGGCCGGAGTGACACCCTTCTGCACCAGCTCGCCCCAGGTGAGCTCGTAGCGGGCGCCGTCGGGCTTCGTGACGGCCGTTGCACCGCGGCGGGTGGGGACCATCAGCACGAGGCCGCTGCCCTCCTCGTTCGTGATCCAGTAGCCGCCCTGCTCGATCGCCGCCTTGAGCTCGGCCTGCGCGGACCGGTCGTTCGAGAACGACGAGGCGCGGATCGCGAGCGGGACGTTCGGCGCGAGGGCCTCTCGCTTCGCGGTCTCGGCACCGGCCAGGACGGCATCGGCGGGCTGAGATCGCGGGATGCGCACCGTGTCGCGGAACTCGTACTGGTCGGCGACGACGGCGGAGACGGCGGCCTCGGCAGCCTTGCGCGGCGACTCCCCGCGCGCGGCCATCGAGTAGGCCAGCGTGGTCGCGGCCTCGAAGTGCTCGCCGTAGACGCGCTCGAAGTCGACGCTGTCAGTGATCGTCTGCGCGAACGGCGCCATCGCCGAGCGCACGGCCTCGTCGACCATGGTCTTGTCGGCCTTCGGCAGCGCCTTGGAGAGCTGCTCCTTGCCGCCGGCGGCCAGCGCCGCGTCGAGCCGGGCGGCTTTCTCCGGCGCCATGCCCACCATCACGCGGGCGGTGCCGTCCATCTTCGGCGCAACCTCGCGCAGCAGCGCCGGGTATGCCCGGCCCCACTGTGCCGACAGGGCCTGCAGCTGCTGGGCGCGCTTCTCGGGCTGTTTCGGGTCGAACGCGAGCTGGGCGGCGATCGCGTCCGCCTGGCCGGCGGGGAGGATGGTCGTCACGGCGATGCCCGCGGCCTCCTGCGCGGCGCGGACCTTCGTGACGTAGGCCTGCACGTCAGCGGGCGCAGCGCCAGGGGCGAGCGCCGCCTCGTACAGCGTGCGCAGCTGCGGATCGCGCTGCACCAGCACGCCGGCCGGGTCTGCCTCGAACGCCTTGCGCTGCTGCTCGTAGAGGCCTGCCGCGGCCTGCATCGTCTGCGCCTGGTCGGCGGCGCCCTGCTGCTGCGTCGGGCGATAGCTCTCGATCATCGCCTTGCCCTCGGCCCGGGGCGCCATCACGGCAGCGTTCACGACGTCATAGACGCCGAAGAGCTGCGTCTTCTGGGAGTAGCGCTTGTTGCCCTCGGCGGCACCGTAGGCGGCGACGTAGGCCGAACGCGACGGCAGCTGCGCCGGCATGCCCGACGCCTTGAACGCGAACGCGTCGGCCTCGGCCTCGGCGAGCGACTGGCGGGCCTCGGCGGCACGTGCACGGGCTTCGGCCTCGCGCCGTCGCAGCTCGGCTTCGGCGGCCGACATGGCGCGGTCGCGGTCGTCGGCAGAGAGGCCCTCGATCACGCTCGAGCCGGACTTGCCGGGCGCCGAGCGCAGGGCCTTGAGCGTGCCGGCCGGGTCGCGCTGCACGAGCGTCTCGACGGCAGAGGCGGCGATCGACTCGCGCGTCTGGAACCACAGCTTGTCGCGCACTGGGCCCGGGAGCGCGGCCGCGGTGAGCGCGACCGACTGCTGCTCGAGCACCTGGTCGTAGAGGCGCGGGTCGGCGCGGACGGCGATGCGCTGCTGGTCGATCGACTGCGCATACAGCGTGCCGCGGTGCTCGATGCCGCGCTCGGCCTCCCAAGGCACCATCCGCGCGCCGAGCTGGCTGCGCAGCTGCGCGACCTCGGCGGTGAGGTAGGCCTTGCCCTCGGGCGTCTTCGCGGTCCCGACGAGCTCCGAGCCGTACTTGTCGAACTCGCCGCCCATCCGGTCCCAGGTCCCGGTCGGGTCGCCCTCGGCGTTGACCTGCGTGTCCGTCGTGTACTGCGTCCAATGCGCCGACGCCTTGGTCATCGCCAGGTGCGCGGCGGTCATGTCGTCGGCGATCGCCTTGCGCGCGGCAACCTCCTCCGCGTAGCGCATCGAGCGCGACATGCGGTCCGCGCCCGCGGCAATGGCGGCCCCGCCGCGGACGATGGCGTCTGCGCCGGTGTCCAGCGTGCGGACGTTGAGCGTGGCGCCCGGGGTGCTCTGCTGCTCGTAGGTGGGTATGCGCGGCATGGTTCAGGTCCGCTTCATGGCGTAGGCGTCGGAATAGCCGCCGAGCAGCGAGCCGGCGGCGGACAGGTAGCCGCCGGTCATCGCGTTGCTCGAGCGGGACCGGGCGAACGAGGCGTCCGCGCGATAGCCCATGCCGCGCATGCGCCCCTCGTAACGGACGTTCAGCGCGTCGAGCTCTGCCTGCACGGCGCTCTCCTGCTGTAGCCGTTCCGAGGAGCCCTCGAAGCCGATGCCGCTCTCGGCGATCGCTGCACGCTGGCGTGCGAGGATCGAGCGGCTGCGACGGCGCTGCGCGTCCTCGGCGGCCGAGGCCTGCGCGGCAGCCGCCTCGGCGTTCTTCTGCGCGAGCTCGGCCTCGGCGTCTGCCTGCTGCGACTGCTGGTAGCCGGAGGCGACTGCGGTGCCAGCGGCGACGTAGGCGGCGATGTAGGCCCAGGTGACCGGGTCAGCCATGACGAATCCTCGAGTAGATGTACTGGCCGCCGCCGTCCGGCTTGAACGCCCGCAGCAGGCCCTCGCGCTCGAACCCGAGCAGCGCCATCCACCGATGCCCCGCCTCGAACTCCTCATCGACGTAGGCCTCGACCCGGCGCGGCGCCTTCAGCTCGAGGAACCGCAGCACGACGCGTGTCAGCGCGGTCATGTGCGGGCCGGCGGCGTCGGCGATGTACGACCAGGCGACGGCGCTCCCCGGCCACTTCGTCCAGAGGCCGGCGATCGCGATCACCTCCTCCTCGTGCTGGATCGTGTAGGCGTCGAGCTCGGCGAGCCAGGCGACCGTGTCCTCCGACATCCACGGCAGGCACCAGTGCTGCGCCTTCTGCAACTGCAGCAGCGCGAAGTGCTCGGGCTGGTAGGGCAGCACGCGGATCACTTCTCCTGCCCCTGCAGCACCGGCATGATCGCCGCCACCGCGAGCGGGAAGGCCTGGTCCTGCTCCCAGCAGATGTAGCCGTCGGTCTCGAAGCCGGCGGGCCAGGAGACCTCGACGTCGCCGTTGTAGAGCGGCGGCGGCCCGTCCATCGGCGTCGAGCCGCGGCGCAACTGGAAGCGGTCCATCGTGTCCCAGGTGGGCCCGGCCTTGCCGCCGAGCGAATCGATCAGCCGGAACTTCACGCGCGTGATCCGCTTGACCTTGCCCTGCGCGGTGCCCTCGGCGCTGCCGGCATCGAGACGCATCGATCGGCCGCGGCCGCGGTAGGGCAGGCCCACCACGACGCGCGTGCCCGGGACCTGCAGGGTGATCGCGCCGGAGGTCACGACGCGGTCAGGGTGCGCGGCACCGTCGACCACGACGCGCACCGTGCGCCCCTCGAGGTGTTCGAGGCCGCTGATCACGGTCGCCGCTGCGCCGCTGTAGGAGAGCCCGCAGTCGACGTAGAACGCGTCGCGCGGGTCGTCGCCTCGGGTGTAGGTCGCCTCCATCCGCTCGACGGTGCGGAAGGTCTGGCCGCTGACCGTGCGCCGCACCGCGAGCCAGAGGTCGTCGCGCGAGCCGTCCGGCGAGGGTATGCAGGTCAGGGCCTCGACGATGCCGTCCCCGCCCAGGATGTGCGGGTGCCAGGCGTAGACGTTCTGCTCGCGCTCGTAGGTGAGGCCAAGCAGCCGGCCGTCGGCGCGGGCGGCCCAGACGATCGACTCCGGTGCCTGCTGCCAGGCGACGTCGACCAGCCCGCCGCGGGTGATGTGCTCGGCGAGCACGGTCAGGTCGGCGGCCTCGTAGGTGGCGGTGTCGACGTTGTAGCGGACCTCGCGCAGGCGGCGGCCAGTCTTGTCGACGAACATCACCGACTCGCCGACGCGGATCGCTGGCAGCGCCCGCCCGCCGAACCCGGACTGGATCGGCGCCTTGACGTTCGCCGGCCCGAGCGGGTCGGAGGTCGTCGCGGGACCGATCGCGAATTCGCCGCCCGCCGTGCCGACGAGCAGCGCATCGGCCGCCTGCATCCAGCGCACCGCGTTCGCCTCGCCCGAGGCGGGGTTGATCGTGATCGCCGACTCGTCGGTCTGCTGGCCGACGTCGTCGGGGCTGAAGTTCTCGTAGTCGCCGGCGACCGACATCCAGACCGAGCGCACGCCCGACCAGACCAGCCGGTCGCGGTAGAGCGTCACGCGCTGCGGCCATTCGTTGTGGTTGCCCCATGCGCCCCAGAGGAACCGCCAGGTCGCACCTGCCGAGGTGACGACGCCGTCGGGCAACTGCTTGATCACGGTCGCGGTCGCGGTCGTGCCGTTCGCGGCGGTGATGCGCGCGATGCCGTAGCCCGGGTCCTGGAACTCCCACTCGACGCGCTTCGTGGTGTTCGAGCCGTCGAACGCGCGGCCTTTGTCGTGCGTGGGCTTCACGGTGCCGGTCGTGCCGGCGTCGGTGCATTTGTAGGTCTTGCCATCGCTGCGGCGCAGCTCCGACAGGTTGATCGCCTTGTCCGGCTCCCAGGGCGGGATGAGCGAGAGCTTCACGACCTCGAGCCGGATCAGCGCCCCGACATGCGCGGCCGTGAAGATCGACGAGTTCGCCGTCAGCGTCACGGTCCCGGTCTGGGCCGAGGCGTAGATGGTCTTCGACTCGTCGAGGTTCGCGTCCATCCACGGGCCCTCGGTCGGCTGGAACTCGGCGAGGGTCCAGTTCGTGTTCCCGAGGCGCGAGAGCTTGCGCGGCGCCTTGTTGCCGCCGGCGATGTAGACGACGTCGCCGGTCTGCACGGTCGAGAGCGCGAACCCGCCCTCGGCGTTGACCAGGTCGGACGCGGCGTAGGGCGTGTCCACCGTGTAGGGGTTGCCCGAGTTCAGCAGCCTGCCCCGGTTCGTGAAGAACGCGAGCTTCTCGTGCGACCATTCGAGCACGAACGCCTGCGCGTAGTTGAACTCGAAGCGCGACAGCCAGGAGCGATAGGTCGGCAGCAGGACGTCGTCGGTGTAGCGCGTGCCGGCGCGGAAGATCGCCGGGCCCTGCACCGTCGGGATGTGGTTCTCGAGCACCGAGCAGCCGCTGCCGTACTTCTCGTACTCGGTGCGCCCATCGAGGCGCGGCGACAGCTCCCCGCCGTTGAAGTTCGACAGGATGGGCGAAGCGCGCACGGGTCAGATCCTCGACAGCAGCCAGCTATCGTCGGGGATCGGCGTCGGGGCGACCTCGATCGCATTCGCAGCCACGGCCTCGCGCACGGCGAGCTTGTAGTCCTCGCCCGCGGCCTGCTTCTTCGCCGCGCTCTGGGTGAGGTCCTCGGCAAGCTCGTAGGCCAAGCGCGAGGCGAAGGCCTGCACGAACGCCGCGTCGAACTGCGTCGCGTCAGTGACGCGCGCCTTGTAGCGGAGCTTCAGCGGCGCCGGCAGGTCGGTCAGGATCGCGCGGCCCTCGATCGAGTAGAGCTCCATGTCGAGCCCGGTGCGGTAGTCGCTGAGATCGACGCCCGGGGCGACGTCGCCGACCGAGAGGATCGACAGGCAGTCGGCCGGGATCTGGTAGGCGTAGGCGTAGCCGAACTCAGGCGAGACGGCGAGCGCCGGGAGCTGCGTGCGCTTGATCGTGAACCGCCACTTGCGCCGGCGCAGCTCGGCATCGCGCAGCAGGTCGTACACGGCCGCGACCGCGCGGGCCGCCTTGGTGTCGTCGCTGAAGGAAATGATCCGGGCTTCGCCGAGCTTCGTGAGGGCGAGGTTGGCGATCGCGACGTCACTTAGGGCGCTTCCCCCGGCCTGACTTGGGGCCGGGTCCGGCGTAGGGTCCGGCGGTGTGACCGCGGTTGCGACGACCGTGATCGTGAAAGCGTTCGAGTCGACGGTGTTGCCGTCGGTGTCGGTGGCGCGGACCTGCAGCGACGCGTAGGTGCCGAGCGTGGTCGGCGTGCCGGAGATGACGCCGCTGCTCGGCGAGATGGTCACGCCCGGCGGCCACGCGCCGACCGTCGAGTAGGTGAGCGTCTGCCCGGTCGGGTCCTGGAACCGCGCCGCGACGTTGACCGGAGTCATCGCCGTGCTCTGCGTGATCGAACCCACAGAGATCGACGGGCCGAGGAACACCGGCTGCGAGTTGATGATCGCGGAGACGATGATCGAGAACGAGTTCGAAACCGCCGTCAGGCCGTCCGTATCGGTCGCGCGAACGCTCAGTCCGTTGTAAGTGCCAGGGACCGTCGGCACGCCTTGGATGATGCCGCTCACGGCCGTGACGGTGACGCCGGCGGGCCACGAGCCGACCGCGCTATAGGTCAGCGTCTGTCCGACCGGATCCGAGAATCGCGCCGAGATATTGATCGGCGAGATGGCGGCATTCTGCGTCAGCGTCGGCACGCTGATCGTCGGGCCATTGAACACCGGGTCGCCGCTCGGCGCCGATGCGACGGTGATACTGATCGAGCCGGACGACGTCGCGTTCGTCACCGTCAACTGCCGACTGCCGGTCGGCGTGGCCGGGTTGACGATGAACGTGATCAGCGTGTCAGTCCACGACTGGATCGTCTGCGTGACGCCGCCGATCGTCAGCGTGCCCTGCGTTCCCGTGAAGTTGTTGCCGGCAACCGTCGCGCTGACTTGCCCGAGCAGAACAGTGTTGTCGCCGTCGACCGAGTCGATGCTGACGACGGGGTTGACCGTGATGTCGACCGGGGCAGACCAGGTCTTATCAGTCTGGTCGAAGACGCGAACCGCGAACGTGTGCGAGAGCAGGATCTCGTCGAGCGTGAACGTGCCATCCGCGAGCATCGCGACGTTGGCCCCGTTGTCGGAGACGAGCTCGTACTCGAGCTGGTCGCCATCGGCAACACCCGGCGCGGCGTCCTCGTAGACCGAATACGCGCCGACCGGCCACGGCACATCCGCAACCAGGTACGCCTTGCCGGTGACCGGCTGAAGGGTCACGTTCTCCTGGTCGGTGCCGTTGGCGTTGGTGACCTCGAGCACGACCGCGCCGTAGGCGAAGATCGCCGTGTTGGCGGTGAACGTGATCGAAGTGTCGGCCCAGGTGACGCCGGTCGACTGAACCTGAGAGAGCGCGCCCTGCCGCAGGGTGATGGTCCCCGGCGTGCCCGTGAATTGCAGGCCGCTGATCGTGCAGGCCTGGCCGTGCTTTAGGGTGTTGGTGCCGTTGAGATTCGCAATGACCGGAGCACTGCTGGCCGGCGTCTCGAGGTTCGGCAGAAATACCAGCATGGCAGCGCGCTCCGGCCGGGCTTAGGCGTAGAAGGCCGTGACGATGATCTCGTTGGCAGCGACCGCGGCCGCATCGTTGTCGGCGACGCCGGTCGTCAGGCGCAGCGAGATGCCCGCGCTGAAGTCGGCACCGACGTCGATCGGCAGCGCGACGCCACCAAGCGGCGGCAGGTAGATCGTCATCACCGGCGTGTCCGCGCTGGTCGGGCCAGTGGCCTTGTTGTAGACCTTCAGGTAGCGCGCGGCGGCGTTCGCGTTCGTCGCGAGCAGGCCGTAGAGCGTGCCTGCGCCGTTCTTGATGACGGTCGAGTCCTGGTTCGCCGCTGCCGCGGAGAGGACGCGGGCCGCCGTTGCGACGTCGACCGCGATGCCGTCGCGGCCGAGCGAGCGCTTCGTGCGCTGGTACTTTGCACCGCCGACTTCATCGGTTGCGATCGTGTCGCCACCGGCGCCGGCATTCAGGACGGTATTGTCAGGCATGTTCGATTCCTCTGGTTAGCCGATGCCCAGCATCATTCGACGCTGGGAGCCGCGAGTGATGAAGGAGACCGGCCGCCCGCTCGCGTTCGCGGTGCCGCCGCTGTTCTTGACGAAAAGGTAAGCCGTGGCGCCGAAGGCGATCGAGCCCCGCACCGCCGTGAACGTGGCAGTGGTGTCTGAGCGCGTGCCGGTCTCGGTCTGCGTGACCGCGCCCGCGTCGGCGACGTTGTCGGTAGGGCTGATGATGATCGCGCTCGAGCCGCCGCCCGTGCCGAAGCCGGTGCCGGTGATCGTGATACCAGGTTCGCCGTCGGAGTAGGTCTCGTCATCGGCGTCGGTGATCGTCACTGACGCCCCACCAGCACTCAGCGTCGGGTGATCGCCCGCGTCCACCGTGGGCGCGTTCGTGTACGCCGACAGGTGATTGCTGCCGATGTCGTCGTTCGTGTCGTTGAGCAGCGGCCAGTACGCGGTCGGCGTCGGTAGGCTGTTGTGACCGCTGTTCGCGTAGTACGACAGCAGTGATGTCACGTTGCCCGAAGTCAGCGCGACGTTGTTCCACATCGCACATTCCGCGAGCTTGCCGTCGTACTCGTTCGTTGTGCCGTTCGCTCCGTTGATGCCGAGCGCGACCCTTGAAATTGTCGGGAAGGCGTCAAGCGTGGCGTTTAGCGTTGCGACGGGCGTGGCGCTGTTGATGTACAGCGTAATTTTGTTCGACTCCCACACGCCGACGATAAGTTTCCATGCCGCCGTGCCAAGCGCCTCAGATGTGTCTTTTGCTTCCTGATTTGAGGCAGACGCGGCATTGTCGAGCGCGGCGAACGTGTCGGTATCGTACACGCCGAGACGGACGTATCTGGCCGAACCGCCGCCGTGGCAGTACACAATGTCGTTCGTGTTCAATGCCGTCAGGCTTTCCGGCTTCGCCCATATGGCAATCGAACATGGATACGTCGTGAGAATTGCGGACGCGACAGAGAGTCCGATGTCGCCCGTGCTGCGTTCAAAATCGTAGGACATTAAATTCCACCCGCAGGCATTCGCATTGCGTACACCGGCTCCGTCGTACTGTTGACCATGACGAGCATCGGCTCGCCGTTGCCCATATCTTCGATCAGGTTGAAGCGGCCATTTGTTCCGGTCACTTGCCCGTTCGTCGGCGTCACGCCGCCAACGGGCGCGTATTCCGACCACGCATAGCCGCTGGCCGCGAATGGATCAGACGGCAGCGTGAGCCGGTGGACGTTCTTGCCGATGCCCTGCGCGTAGATGACCCCGTTGCCGCCGTTGCCCGAAGGCAGCGCAGCGAAGCCCATGCCCTTCGTGTAAACCGGGAAACTGCCCGTGACCGATGGGAACGTGTACGCGCCCGTGGCCTGATTCAGCGCCCACACACGATCTTTCACGATGTTTTCCAGGCCGTCATTCGTCACGCCGACCACCACGCCCTTGCCAGCAATTGCTTGCGCACAGTGAGAGCCAGGATGCGAGGCATTAGTGGTAGTCAGGGCATTGATCGTGGTCGGGTCGGATGGTGCGATCCAGTACCCCACGCGATTCCCAAGTCCCGCGAGGTAGGTACGTGAGTGAAAATAGATTCGATCCGTCACCCGGTCGTAAGTGGCAAAACACTCCGGTGAACTGCTGTTAGGTTCATTCCATGTCGGTGCCGACACTCCAGTGCAGACATAGCCCTGCAATCCGTTGCTCAGGAGGTTGCGGTCCCAATACCAATTCACAGTCGAGCCGTAGACCGGATTTCCTTGCCCGCCATGATGGAACATCCACACGCGGCCCGCGCCGTCGCACACCGTCTTGCCGTACAAGTGCGCCGTCTGCGGCATTCCGTCAATGCGCCGCTGAAGCGAGTTGTACATCCCATAATCGTCAGGGTGAACCGCTGCCGTGGACCCCGTGATCATGCGCTGCCACGCGCATGTCGTATTGCGGAAGTCCAACTCCCACACGCACGTTCCGAGCGTCGGAATGTCGGAGTGCCCGCCCGACATTGAAATGACCATCGTCTTTCGATTCTGGTCAAGCGCCGCGCCGCTGTAGGAAGCGACCACCTGAACCGACCCACCCGCCGCCGCAATCGTCCCGGTTGTCGTGCCAGGAACGACGAACCACTCGCCATAGGCGGCAGATGTGAACCACGACGGTGCCGTGACCGGCGCAGTCACCGGAATGCGGAAGCGGCGCGCGGTCATCGCGGCATCACTCCGTAAGTAGGATCGGCGTTAAACCCAGTCGATTGCGAGACGAAATCTGTCGACGTACTGAGCCGACGCCACGCATCCACCGCGCCCGCCGCGCCGTGATCCTTCGCCATTGCCGTCGCCATGACGAGCGTGCGGATCGGGTCGCTGGCCGTGATGCCGTAAGGGTTGTCGAGCAGCCCCTGCCCTTCCGTATCGCTCACCACCGGCCAGCCCATTGCCGTATAGGCGGCGTTCCAGCTTGCGTACCACGTTGACGGCGGGACGGCCTGCGGCGTGCCGACCTGAATGTAAAGGTTGCCGTTCCTGCGCCAGTTCCAGCCCGACGCGTCGCCCAACACACCAACGGGCCAGCGATAAGCGAACTGCGCCCAGGTGTTGAGATTGCCGCGCGCGGTCGCATCGCTTCCCGCTTCCATGTGCTGCGCCATGCCGAGCGTCAGCACGAAGTAGTTGCCCATGAATTGCGACCAGTCGGCCGCGCTGTTGCTCGTCGCATAGTCGTCGTAGGCATAGAAGCGACCGAACACGTTGGCCCATTCGGGGCTCTGCACTCGCGCCGCGTAGTAACTCGCATATGCATCGACGAGCGTTCCGAAGTTGGCGCGCATCTCGTCGTCGTCGGGCGTGGCGCTGAAGGCTTGCGTGATCGTGCGATACGTCCATGCCACGGCGCGCGTCTGTCGGTAGCTGATCGTGACCGGCACGGCATTGCGACCGCCGACATTCACGACGAGCGAGCCCACGGCTGCCGTGAACTGCAACTGCTCGAGGAAATACCATCGGCCGGTCACGAGGTAGGCAACGTATCCGGCCGCCGGGTGATGCGAGTCGTCCCATGTCCGCCAGCCACCGGCGCTGCCGCCGCTGCCTGGGAAGTAGGAGTTGGCACCGCCAACACCCGCTAATCCCGAGCCCGAGCTGGTGAACCCGCGCGTGGGCCAGTCGGTCGCCTTGATCGGGCGGAAGTTGCGCTCGTCCCGGTAGCAGAGCTGGAAGGAGCCGTGCAGGCGACCGTTCCCGATCATTGCCGTGTAGGCGCGGGCATCGCTACTTGAGCAATACAGCGCCTCCCAGATCGGAACCCAACCGATCGTCGTAGAGGACGCGCCGCCGAGCATGTCGGTGCGGTAGTTGCCCTGCGTGAACGGCACCGGATCGACCGTCGTCAGCAGCGGCTGCGTCTCGACGTTCTGCGTCCACGCGCTCGCGGGCGGCGAGTTAAACCCGTAGTTAGGAACTGCGCCGGAGGCACGCAAATACGGACCGTAGTGCGACGGGACCGGGGCGGTGTATCCGGCGTCCTTCCAGTCCACGCGGCTCCACCGACTTCGCCCGTGATGTGTGAGCGAGCCGTGCGGGTATCGGTTCGTGCCGTTCACGGTGACTACCGGCGTGTAGGCTTTGGTCGCGTGGCCTGCGACGCTCGCCCAACCGTTCTCGACCACCGTCTCGACTTCGACCGCGCCGTTGCTGTACTTGCGGACGTACCAGAACACCGCGAGGTGCGTGTCGTTCGATGCGGGCGCGTAGAAGTGTTCCTCGCGCATATACGGGCCGGTCGCAACGACGCGCAGCTTCCCGGCCGGGGGCCGAGTCCCGGCAACGCCTGAGTAGTTCGTCAGGTCCGCGCCGTTGATCGCATCGGCCAGCGTCGCCGTGCCATACGCGCCGAAGTCCACCGAAGCGCTGATGTCCGCCGTGGTGATCGCCGGGAGCGTCCCCGCGTCCGGCGTGCCGGTCGTGATCGTGAACGTCCCGCCCGTCGTACCCGACAGCACGGCGTACTTCACCGAGCCGTCGGACCAGCGGTTGCGAACGTCCACTTGCACGCCCGTCGCCCGCACGTTCGACGGCGCATCCTCTTTGGCGAACGCCTGCCCGAACGTCCACGCGCCCGTGCCGCTGACGGTCAGCGTCGTGATCGGCACCGCGGCGGGGAGAACATCGACTTCGATGTAATGGTCCACGGCGGGGAGCCCAGGCGGAACTGTTACCTGCCCATTCGGCAGGACGACGATCGAGCCCGGCCCGTCATCCAGTGCCCCGCCGGTTCGGTAGAACTCGAACGCATCGCCCTCCGCATCGTAGCCGTAGGGCGCGAGATTGAAGGTGCCGCCGGCAGCCGCCGTCGCGCCAACCAGGTCGGCTGGCGTGTCTTCCTTCCACACGGGCACGGTGTTGCCCGTGGGCGCTCGGCTGTCGAGTACGCCGTTCGCCGCTTTGATGAAGAACTCTTGCGGTTGCAGGACGATCGGCACCAGCAGCCTCCTGATGGACCGCGCCGGAAGCTCTGTGCGAGCCGGCGAAAATGCAAGCGTCAGCGGCGGCCGCGGCGCCTCGCGCGGGTAAGCCACTCCGAGACGACCGGCTGCACGACGCCGCCCTCCTCGGTCTCGAATGCGTCGCTGTCGAAGGCGCTGGCGTCGAACAGGACCATCAGGCGGTCCTCTTCCAGAAGTGGCAGACGATGAACGGCTGCAGCACGTTCAGCGCGGTGTGATCACTCGGCTGCGTGACACTGTGCGTCAGCGGCGCGCTTGGCCCCGCCGAGGTCACTGCGTTGTTCGTGACGCTATGCGCCACTGACGCCACACCGCCCGCCGGGTTCGCGGTCGTCGCCGTGATGCCCGTCGTGTTCGCCACGTTCGTCGCCGTGGTCGAGCCGGAAATCGTGCCGAGCGCCGTCTGCGTGGGCGTGCCACCCGAGCCGCCCGACGACGTGTCTACCGTGCCGATGACTTGCGAGAAGTTGCCCGTCGCGCCCGTGCCGGTGGCCAGCGTGTGCGTGTGCGCGTTTTGCGTATGGTTGTGACCGGGGTCCGTCACCGTCACCGTATGGGTGTGGTTCAGGATGTCGGTATGGTTCGCGACCGCGACGTTCGACGTTACCGAGTGCGTGTGGCTCGCGTGATCGGCGACCGCCGTGCCGGCGTGCGCGCTGATCGCCTTCGTCTTCGCGCCGCCTGTTTCCTCGGCGGTGTCGAAGTCGGTGTCGCCCGCGTCGTAACCGACCATGACGCGGCCAGCGCCGAACGCTGACCAGGTGCCGTATCCGAGCTCGGTGGCCGGGTTCACGCCCGTGACGTTGATGTAGACCGCGCCCACCGGGAACGCCTGGCCGCCCGGCCCGCTCGGTGGCGTGGCCCAGGTCTGGTCGCCGCGCAGGAACGTCGTGCTGTTCGCCGTGCCGGAGCCGAGCCGCGCGGTGTCGATGGTCCCGCTGGCGATCGCGCTCGCCGCGTGAGTGTGCGACGCCGCCGCATAGGCCGCGTTGCCTTCGGTCGACGTCAGGTACTGCGGATGCGGATCGGCGAGCCCCTCGTGCGTTGAGACCGCCGAGGCCGCGGTCCCCGCCGGGTCATACGTTCCGCTGTGGTTGTGGCCGATAGGGCTGTAGACGCCCGCGTGATCATGCCCGGCGGCCGCGTAGGCTGCGTTCCCCTCGGTGGCGGTGAGATAGCCCGGGTGCGGGTCTGAGGCCGCCTCGTGCGTTGCCAGGAGGCCTGCGGCCGATCCTGCGGGGTCGTAGACGCCGGTGTGGTTGTGCGACGTCGAGGCCTTGCCGTCGAGCGCCGTCTGCAGCCCGGTAACGTCCGCGATGTCCGGCGCGGTGTGATCCTCGGCCCAGTGCGTGGCCGTGACCTTGGCCGGCGCGACCGGGATCGTGGCGTGCCGGATCGGCACGGGTTACGCCAGGCGGGCGCGCAGGTCCTGCAGGATCTTCTCGCGCTCTTCGCGGGCCACGGCGAGCGCAGCGTCCGCAGCGGCGAGCTCGCCGTTCTTGGCGGCCAGCGCCTCGCGGACCTGCTCGAGCTCGGCTTTTGCCACTTCGACCGCCGCAGCGGCCTCGGCCTGCACCGAGCGTGCGGTCTCTTCCGCCTCGGCCACGATCGCCGCGGCCTTCGTCTCGGCCTTCGACATGACGTCGATCGCCGCGTTGTTCGCCGAGGCGACGTCGCCCTGGGCAACCGCGAGCTGCTCGTTGGCGGCCGCGATCTGCGAATCGAGGCTCGCCAGTTGGGCCTGCCGCTCGGCGACCGCCGTATCGAGGTTGCCGACCGTGTCGAGCGTCTGCAGCAGCGCTGCCGCCGCCTCGAAGTTCTTGAAGAACAGCCGCAGCTGGCTGGCGGCTTCGGAGGTGTTCATCACGGTTTCCTCATCGCCAGGTAGCAGGACAGCGACGTGGTGCCGTCGCCAGCGGTGACGCGCGGGCGCACCAGCAGGCCGAGCTCGGTGACGGCCTCACCGCCGGCCGCGGTCTTGATGATGTCGTTGCCCTGGGCATCGGTGCAGGTCACCCAGGTCGTGCCGCCGTCGTTCGACCACTCGAGGCGGACAGAGCCCCCGGTGCCGAACGTGCCGAGGAACTGCACAGAGCGGTCGGCGTACTCGAGCCAGCTGATCGGCGTGCCGTCGTCGCCGTTGACGAGACCCGTCCAGACGGCAAGCGCGGAGCGCCCGTCGCCCTGCGGCGTGATCGTGACGTTGCGCGTCGTCATGGGTCAGGCCCTCGTCAGCTGATCGGCGTCTTTTCGGTGGCCTGCAGGTAGCGCAGGATCGCCTTGACGCCGTGGATCACGGCCAGGCGGTTCGTGTACACCGCGTCGCTGACGCGCAGCTCGATCGCCTCGCTCGAGGTCGACGCGCCTTCGGTGACTTGGTTGGGCAGGTGTTCGCCTGCCACGACGGAATAGAATCGGTCGGCCATGTGCGTGCTCCGTTAGCGGTGAGGACGGCCTTGCGACCGCCCTCACCTGCTGCGTCAGATGACGTACTGGACTTCGAGCGTCATCGCGGCTGCGTTGGCGATCGTCGCCTGGCAGCTCACGACGATGTCGAGTTCGCCGCCCGGGTCGGCCGAGAGGCCCACGGCCTGCCACAGCGGCTGTACCCGCTTGGCTGCCGTGAACACCGCCGACTCGTAGGTGACGTCGGTGCGCGCGACGGCGTTGACCGTCGAGACCGCCGAGGCGAAGAAGTCCGCATCGACGACCGCGCCGCCGTCCGCCGTCGAGCGGAAGACGCCGATGTCCACCGCCGAGGAGCCGCCCAGGGCGGCGCAGGCGAAGTAGACGCCGCGGACCAGGCAGTTCGACGGAACCGCGAGCATCCGGTAGGTGCTCGAGGTGTCGTCCGACGCGGCCGTGGTGACCGTGTCGAGCGCCGAGTGCAGCGGCGCGCCGTACAGGCGGGAGTTGGTGAGGGCCTTGGCATCGCGGTTCGTGATGCCCGAGGACTTGAGAGTGCTGGTGCCCATGTGTGTTGCTCCTGCTCCGGATTAGGCTTCGCGGCACCAGATGCGGATGACCTTGCCTTCCTCGATTCGGGTGGCCCCGAAGCTCTGGTAGGCGTAGATCTCCCACGGGTTGCCCTTGAGCTCCTCGGCCTGGCGGATGCGACGGACGTCGTCCTGCCACACGCCCAGGTGCATGCCGCTCTTGCACCACAGCGGGATCGCCCGCGAGGTGCCGGCCGCGTCGTCGGTGCCGTTGGCGAACAGGTTCGAGTGGCGGAACTGGATGCCGTTCCACGACATCAGCCGGCCCTTCGAGTCGATGTTCGCGCCCTTGAAGTTGCCGTCGATGACTTCGATGTCGTTGAGGAGCGCCGTGTTCTGCTTCGGGCCGAGGCCGCAGAACACTTCCTCCTCGTCGAGGTCGACGTCGTTCGAGAGCAGTAGCTCGATGCCCTTCTTCAGCTTGGCGACCGACAGGTTGCTCGTGGTGGCGCCGTAGCTCACGCCGACGACGTTCGTGTCGGTGGAGGTCGGGAACGTGGTGTTCGTCGTGCCGGTCTTGCCAGTGAGCGACGTGCCGAAGAACGCGCTGATGATCGTGCGGTCCTTGCGGCGGTTCATGGCGGCGACCGTGTTCTGCACGTAGGCAGAGTTCACGTCCGAGACCATCTTCAGCTTGTCGAACGTGTCGACCAGCTGCTGCAGGTCCCAGGATTCCGGCGTCACCCAGCGGCGGTCGACGTTCGCGTCGGTGCGCTGCTTGGGCTGGAACCGGCTGTTCACCGGGTTCATCTCGACCTTGCCGACCTGGTCGACCGGCGAGGCCTGCTCGCCCGTGTGGCTGCCGACCATGACGGAGGCAGCGAATTTCGATTCCTTCTGCTGCAGGAGCAGCGCGACGTTGGAGCTGTACTGCTGGGAGTACAGGTTCAAGAGGTTTGCGGACATAGCCGTGTTCTCCGTGAGACGTTGAGTTCCGTTTCTCGGATGGCTTGTCGGCTACTGCCGGGCCGAATCCTTGCGAGTCGTCGCTCGCCTCGAGCCCGTCTTTCCAGGCGGCCAGCAGGCCCGTGTGGGTTGTCTGCTCGAACGCGGCCGGAAGCTCTGTGCGCTCCGGCCGCGTTGTCAAGCGTCACGCAGCGCGAATGTTCATCCCCGCCACGATCGCCGCGTCGAGCTGGTCCTTGAGCGCACGCGCGGCCGAGTCGCCGGAGGTGTACTTCGCGACCCAGTCCTTGTCGGCGAGCAGCTGCTGCAGGCGCACCTGGGCGGCCGCCGGCGAGAGCTTCGAGGCGTCCGGGTTGCCGTTGCCGTCGACGAAGGTGTCCTCGCCGAGCTTCTTGCCGATCGACGCGAAGAGCTCGACCGTGCCCTTGAGCCCGAGCACCTCCTCGAGGCCCGCGAACTGCTGCTCGTTGACGCCGAGCGCGGCCGCGGCCCGCTTGCCGAGCTCGACGGTCGGGCCGAAGGCGTTGCCGAGCTCCGCCTTGAAGTCGGCGATCGCCTTCTCACTCGCAGCCTTCGACTGCGCCTCGTAGGCCTGCATCTGCTGCTGCTCGTAGGCGTTCACGAATTCAGCCAGGCCGGCAGCCTGCTTCGAGCTGAGGCCGAGCTCGTGCATCTTCGGGGCGATCGCCTTGGCGAAGGCGTCGTTCGCACCCTCGGGCACCGGCAGCTTGTAGTCGTCGGGCTTCTCGGGCCGGCCGAGCTTCGAATACACCTGGTTCCAGGCATCGGTGTCCCCGTCGTCTTTCGGCCAGACCACCGCGCGGCCGGCCTTGTCCGCGCCGAGCAGCTTCTCGAGGTTCTGGTAGCTGGTGATCGCCGCCTTCGGGTCGTTCCAGCCCTTCAGCTCGACGAAGCCCTTGATCTCGTCGCCTGCGTCCGCGCCGTACCAGGGCGCCTGCGTGTTGCCACCGGCACCGCCATCGGCACCGGGTTGCCCGCCAGCGGCGGACCCGTTCGGATCAGTCATCGGATGGTCCCTCTCTCAGGTTGGTCAGGAAGCGCTCGTCGAGGTGGAGGTTCTCGACGATGCGCAGGTAGACCTCCCGCCGGCCGTCGGCCCGCGCGGAGGCAATCGGGTCCATCGCGCCGCGAATCTGCGAGTAGACGGCGGTGGAGCGGTGGGCGCGGCAGAAGCGCGCCAGGTCCTTGAGCACGATCTCGGCGTTCGGCGACAGCTCGCCGCCCTCGCCCAGCATCAGCTGCTGCCAGGCGATCCGGCGCTTCAGCACCTTGCGCCGCAGCCAGTCTGGAATCACGCGGCGCCCTGGACGATGGAGGCGACGTCCTTGCCGGCCTTCGCGAGGCCCGGCGCCGCCTGCGCCATCGCCGCCGCCTGCTCGGCCTGCATGCGCTGCTCGCGGATCGCCTCGACCTCTTCAGGGTCGCGCATGAGCTTGGCGGCCATGCCGTTAATCTCGCCGAGCGTGCGCGAGGTCTCGTCCAGGTCGAAGTTGTCGAACACCTCGGGGTGCAGCGCCGACACCGGCACGAGCGCCTCGAACGTCCGCACGATCGCCACACCCTCTTCGGCCCGCTGCGCACGGGCGAGCGGCGACTCGTACTCGATCTTGTACTCGCCGCCGGCCTCGAGCAGCTCGTCGGGCATCGGCGGGAGCCGGCCCGCGCGGGCCAGCAGGTCCAGCTCGCGCTCGACCATCGGGCCCAGGAACTCCGACATCTGCCGCCCGGCCAGGGGACCGAGCAGCATGCCCTTCTCCTGGGCGCGCTCGAGCACCTCGGTCGCCGTCATGCGCGGGTTGTCGACGAGGATCTGGAACAGCGTGATGAAGAACGCCTCGTTGATGGTCTGCTGCTTGGCCTGCATCATCTCGAGGCCGATGTCGAGCCGCGCCTTCGATTCGAGCGGCTGCACGAGCTGCTCGCCATTGGGGCCGAGGCCGCCGTGGTTCATCGCACCAGGGCGCATGTCGAACGCCGAGAGCGCGCCGTCCTCGGTCAGCAGCAGCGGCGGATCCACGGCCTTGTGCGCCGCCCGGATCACCGTCTTGTTCATCTCGTTGAGCATCTTCACGTCGGGCAGCACGAGCACGCCCGGGCCGCGCCCGTAGGTCTCGCCGGCCGAGGTGAGGTCGCGCATGATCGGCGCCGGGAACGAGTAGTAGCCGCCCTGCTGCACGATGACCTTCTCGGTCTCGCTGACGTAGGTCGACGCGTAGCGATGCTCGGGCAGCAGGCCCGGCATCTTCTTGCCGCCTGCCGGCTCGATCGAGTGCACGAACGCGAACGGCTGCTCCGGGTTCTTCGCCATCGCGTCGCGGATCTTCTGCGGGCAGCGATCGCCCCAGCGCATCACCGCCTGGCGCGCCGTGTACTCGAACTTGCGGTAGATCGTGTCGACCAGGCCGACGTGATTCTCGGCGAAGTAGGTCTCGGCGAGCGGCAGCGCGCGGTAGCGCAGGCCGTAGCCCACCTCCTCGTCGATCAGCATGGAGGAATTCGCAAAGGCCGCGAGCTCGAGGTAGCAGCTGCCGACCTGGCCGGAGAAGTTCGAGGTCGGCGCGTACCGGGCGCGGAACAGCAGCCGGTTGACCTCCTCGAGGTACGTCGTGACCGACTTGAGCTTGCCGAGCTCGTCGTCCGCGGCCTTGAGCTTGTGCCACTGCTGCGTGCGCGGCGTGAGCATCGACTCGAGGATGGTCGCGAACTTGCGCACGGCGAGCGCCGCCGTGGCGTCGAACATCTTCTCGGTCTGCGGCACGCCCGGCGTTTGCTTTGCGAGGAACTGCGCCGAGCCCGGCAGTGCCCGCTCGGCCACCTGTTGCCACAGCGTCTCGAAGTTCGCGCGGTTCGCCTGCAGCTGGCCGCAGCGACGCAGGATGTCTTGGGCGCGGGTGTCGGACATCAGCCGCCGCCGAGGAGCTGGCCGGTCGCGCTGGGCTTGCCCTGCCGGAACTGGCGGAAGCCCTTGTCGCCGTCGCGCTTCTTCGGCTCCATCACGCCCTGGGCGCGGAGCTCGCGCAGGTAAGCCCGGGTCGGCAGGCCCCGCTTGTCCATCATCGAGGCGGCCTGGTTGCCGTAGTAGGGGCTGCGGTTGCGGCCGAGCTTGCTGTTCGCGCCCTCGCCGCCGTTGTGGCGCGGGCCGTCGGGCCCGATGCCGAACATGTTCTGACCCGTGCGGATGATGCCGCTCATGTCAGCGTCCGAGCAGCGTCTTCGTCGCGGTCTGCACCGGGGTCGTGTCGCCGAGCCGGCCGGTCAGCATCGCCGCGGACGCGCCACGCCGGGCCCGCCGCTTGTCGAGCGCCTCGCGCGATTCGGCGGCCTCGTCGACGGTGGGGACCTTCGGAGGCTTCGGGACTTTCGGACGCGAGAACATGCCGCCCATGGGGAGCTCCGGCAGTGTGACGGCGCCGGAAGCTCTGTGCGGCGGTGCGCGGTGTCAAGTCACCCGAACGGGTTGTATTCGGTGATCGCGCGCGACGGCGCCTTCGTCGCGCTGGCCGAGCGGCGGATCAGCGTGCGGCCCTCGCCGAGGCCGAGCATGCCGTACTGCTGCGCCTCGCAGACGTGCGAGAACATGTTTTTGACCGGCTTGTCCTGGTAGCGCTCGGCGCCGGCCACCTGGATGCGCGCCATCTGGTAGCCGCCCATCAGGCCCTTGCGCAGCACCTTGCAGTCGGGGTGCACGATGCAGGCGGGCTCGCCGTCGATCAGCCTGGCGAAGGCGTGGCCGACCGCGTCACGGCGCAGCGTGAAGTCGTTCGTGCTCGCCGGCACGAATGGCAGGCCCTCGGCGCGAAGGATCTGGAAAACCGTGTGCTCGTCGGTCTGGGAGCGGTTGTCGCCCGACGGGTCGCCGACGAAGCGCTCGACCTCGAGCTCCGGCACGTGCGCGGCCAGGAACGCGCGCAGCTCGCCGGCGAAGCGCTTGGCGCCCATGTCCTCGGTCACCAGCTCGTAGCGCCAGCGGATCTGCCCCGAGTGGTGCCGCTGCCCGATCACCGCCGCCGGCGTGAGCCCGAAGTCGGCGCCGACGACGAGCGGCAGGCGAGCATCGAGCTCGAATTCCTTGCAGTGCATGCCGTCGCGGTACTCCGGCACGACGGGCTTGCCCTCCTGCACGAAGCCGTAGTCGCCGTGCACGTAGACGCGGATCCAGTCCTCGGTCTTGCCGGCGATCTGCCGCTCGTAATAGCCCGGCGGCAGGTTCGGCAGGTTCTCCGCCTCCGCCGACAGCCCTGACGGCTGCGCGAAGAACTCAAAGCCGTTCGGCCGGTCCTCCTCCGCCAGGCGAAACCACCAGTGGTCGGTGTCCGGCGGGTTCGTGTCCATCAGCACGCCGAACCACGACGGCCCGCCGATCCGCGCCGACGGGTAGCGGCCGACGCGTGTCGTGAGCGCGTCAAGCACCGCCTTGGGCACCTCGCGCGCCTCGTTGATCCACGCGCCGGTGAGCTCGAGCGACAGCAGTTTCGCCACGTCGCCCGGCGAGTCGAGCGCGAGGAACAGCACCTCGAGGTCGACGTCGTCGAATCGCAAGTGATGCGTCGGCGGGCCCTGGTCGACCCAGCGGCCGAGGTTCTGCGGGACCAGCCCGTGCCAGGTCTTGATCGTCGTCGTCTTGAGCTCGGGGTAGGTGTTGCGGATCACGGCCCAGCGGGAGTGGCGCACGCCGTCGGGCGCGATCAGCTGCTCCTTCGCCCGCCGCATGATCTCGAAGCAGCAGGCGGTCGACTTGCCGCTGCCGACAGGCCCTCGCAGCCCGCGCACGAAGGCCGAGCTCGCGAAGAACCGGGCGATCGTCGGCGGGACGTTGCGGTACTCGAGCGCGAGCCCGTCAGGCATCCCGCACGCCCTGGCCGTCGAGCACCACGCGCAACGTGCCGGCCGTGAGCTCCGCCTTGATCTCCTTCGGCAACGTGCGGCCCACCAGCGCGAGGAACGCCTGCGGGTTCTCCCGTGCCTGCGTCTGCAGGTACTTCTGCCCGCCTGCCGCATCCAGCGCGCCCAGGATCATCGCTCGCAGGTCGCCGGTGACCTTGTTCGGCGTGCCCTTCGCCCGGCCTCCTGTTTTGCGCCCCTTGGCCACGATCTACACCCCTCTACTTTAGTCGGCCTTGCCGATAAAGGCCGGCCGCTTCGAGCTCGCATTGATGCCGTTGCGAGTCTTCCACGACGACTTCGCGCGGGCCTTTGCTGCCCGATCGGTGCCGGTGGGCTCGGGCCGCGGCTCCGGCGCCTGGTAATCGACGCCCAGCGTGGCGCAGACGTCGCCGGCGATGCCCTCGGCGAAGTCGTGGTTCAGCTGGTCGACGAGCGGTGCGGCGTCGTCGGCGTTCGACAGCGCGATCCGCATGCGCTGCACGAAGTCACCGGCCAGCCTGCGAATCAGGTGCGCGCGAGAGTTCACTGGAAAGCCCTCCAGGCGACGTAGCACAGGACGACCAGCACGGCCGTCGCAGCTGCGCCCAGGATGAACACTGCGCCTTCGAAAAACCGTTGCGACTCTGGATCCATGTCGACCTCCGTCGAAAAAAGCCGGGGCTCACAACCCCGGCCAGGGACGCTGACCGCGCAGGGAGGTGACACGGCAGCGGGGGGAAACCATCATCAGAACTCCTCGACCTGCCAGCCGCCGCCGTGCTTTTTCGCGCGAGCGGTGACGGCAAAGAAACGGAACGGGTACGACGCCGCGGCGACCTTGACCTTCACCCGCGCGTCGTCCTCCCAGAAGCCTTTGACCTCGTGCATCTCGAGCACGCCGTCGGAGGCCATCACGGCGAAGTCCGGGGTGTAGAACGTGTTGTCGGCGAGGCGCAGCTTCACGCCCTCGAACCGGCGCCACGCGATCTCGCCGCCACGCTCACGCAGCTCGAGGTGAGCGTCGTAGGCGGCCTCGGTCTTGTTCATCTCGCCGGTCTTCAGGCGACCGAGGGCGAAGCGCCTGCGCTGCCCGAAGCTCATCGCCGTGCTCCACGTGGAACAGCACGCTCGGCTGCCTTCGCGCTCGGCCAGGCGGACGGTGCCATGTCGGCGGCGGTGTGGCTGGGCCAGTCGAGCCAGTCGGGGCGGGAGCCGCGGACTGTGACGCCGTGACGTTCGATCCAGATTCCGTCGTCAGGCACGTCGAACGTTGCACAGATGACGTCCGACGCCCGCTCGGAATTGTTGACTTTGTTGGCTCGCGCGCGGGGGTCGGTAAAGGTTGTCTCGGTAAAAAGAGGGGGTTGTTGCCTTCCCACTCCCGCACGCGAGACAACATTGTCAACATTCTCAGCCATCGGCCCTCTCCTGAATCGCTTCGATCACACGACGTCTTCGTTCCTTGTGTTCCTCGCCGTATGAACTGAACATTTCATGAATGCGCGGACTGACCTCCCAATGAGTCACGTGGCCCTTCGTGTATTGGCCATCCAGTTCGCGCACCCAGCCCATGTCCCCGAGGAACTGCATCGCCTCGTCGCGCAGCCGGTCGTTGTCGGCGTTTCGCCATGCCTTGCACGACTGGGTGAGGTCACGCCGGAGGATCTGCTTGTGCTCGCCGGCAAGCAGGTATCGGCCCACCGCACGCGCCAGGACGACCGCTGTGTCGTTGCCGAGCAGGTCCGAGTACACCGCCAGGGAGTGCCGGAACACCTTGCGCATGAAGCGCGTGGCGAGCTCCACGGTGTCGACCTTCACCGGGACGTCGCCGGGGTGGCGGCCGTCGGTGAGCGACAGCGCGTGGAAGATCAGCGTGATGCGCGCGAGCATGGCGGCATGCTTGGCGACGTGGCCGGCGAAGGCCTCGCCGTACATCTCGACGTCGAGCGCGAGCTGCCGCAGCCGGCGGATCTGCGCCTTGAGCTCGTGAGCCGCGTCTGAAGACAGGCTGACGACGCGCACGCCCTGGCGGGGTCCGTACTCGAGGAGCCGCAGCAGCGTGTTGTGGTAGGCGCCCTCGATCGGCGAGACGTCCGCGTCGCTCGGGTCGTTGCTCGTCGGTGAGATGACGATCGGCATGAACCGCTGCATGAGCCCGTCGGCCGGCAGGTTGCGGGCGAGCTTCTGCAGGGCGCCCGGCGTCGTGGCGCTCAGGATCCCGATCCCCCAGTTCGGCACGAAGAACGCGCCACGCCGTACACGATCGACCTGGTGTGGCCCGCCGTCGTAGGCGCGCAACCACTCGCCCCGGTCCTTGCTGCCGCCGCTACGGTAGGCGTCGTGCGAGCCCAGCCACGATTCGAACTCCTCGCTGAGGAAGTACACGCCGCGCTCGTTCGCGGAGAGCAACTCGGCGAGCGCCTCGACGGTGGCGTCGGAGGTGTAGAGCGCGGGTCGCGGCGGCACCTCCACCGGCTCGCCCTTGGCTTCCGCCAGGCGCTTCGCGGCAGCGACGTCGCGCTTCCACGAGTCGAACAGCTCGCGGTGCATCTGCTTGATGGGTCCGGTGGCCGCGCCGATGCTCGGCGTCTTCGCGACGCCTGGCGGCCCGATGAGCACGACCCAGAGGCGGGCGCTCTCGTAGTACGAGCTCGCGGGGTTCACGAGCAGGCGCAGCCCGTCTGACATTGCGGCGCTGGCGGCGCTCACGCACGAGGCGAGCACGCCGTTCAGGTCGAAGCCAGTGGCCCGGGCCCATTCTGCGGCAAAGCGGCCGATGCACGCCGGCACGTCCTCCGGGAGAAAGCCCGTCGGCGTGACCTTGCGCAGGAAGTCGGCCGGCTCCGGCCACTCGAAGCCGCTCGCCGGCTTGGCGACGGCCTCCGACATGGACTTCGCGCGGTCGGCGAGGGTGACGACCTTGGTCGGTCGCATGTCGGTCGGTGGGATGACGTCAGGCATTGCGGCCATGCACCACGAGTTCCATCTTCGAGTTGTCGGAGGGGCCGTAGAGCACGGCGACGACGGCGGCACCGCCGCGCTGGATCGCGACGAGGATGCGAGCCACGTCGTCTTCGGGCAGGTCGGTTGCGATGAGCGCGACGTTGAGGCCGTGCACTGGCCAGAAGTAGTCGTCCGGGCTGTCACCTGGCGGGAGCACGAGGCCGGGCTCGCCTTCGGAGCGCCAACGCCTGGCGCGCTGCCACGCGCTCGGGCCAGCGCTCACCCAGACGGTCCGCCGCGGGTCGTCCGCTGGGATCTCGTGGCTGTACGGTGGCAGCCGGCCGAGCTTGCGTTGCGGGCTCTGGCTCATGTGGTGAGCCCGTAGAGCTTGCGGCCTTCGACGGCAGCTTCGGCTGCCATCAGCCGGGCGATCTCGACGACGTCGACCTGGGGCGCGAGTGCGAACAGTTCGCGGTCGGTGAGCTCGTGCAACGGACGCGGATCCTGCCGTAGGGCGATCGGCAGCTCGAGCTCGCGCTCGTAGCTGGCCGCCCAGGTGCGCAGCGAGTCCCGCACGGCGGGCTCGACAAAGAGGCCGAGCTGGTCGGTGTTCATGCCGCCCTGCCCTGCCGGCGCAGCTCGTCGCGCCGTGCCTTTAGCTGCAGCAGCCGGGCCCAGGCGATGCGCCGCTGCTCGGGCGTCTTCGCCGTGGCGTGGGCGAGGCTTGCGACGACGATGGCGTCCTCGAGGTACTCGTCGGGCGGCAGGGGTTGGCTGACGGTCGGGGAATTCATGCCGTTTCGTTTCCCTTGCTGCGCGCGAGGCGAAGCACGACAGTCGCCCTATGGACTTCTTCCTGGGCCCACGCCTGCATCGCCTCGCGGATCACCGCGGACTTGTCCTTGCCGGTGGCGTGTGCGACGGCGTCGACGACTCGGTTCGTCTCGGCGTCGAGCTTCGAGCGGACGTCGACGAGTTCGTCGCTGGGCTCGGTCATGCGGCGTTCGCCGATGACTTGTCGCCACAGCGGGAAAGCCAGAGTTGGTGCAGTTCCAGGGCAGCGTCGCCGCGCGGGGACTTGGTTTCGCCGCGCGATAAATCACTCATGGAAGCCGGCGCCAGCCCGATAATTTCGCCGATCTCGGTCAGCGACATACCGAGCTTCACGAGGTCTGCGATCTTGCTTTGCCATGTGTGCATTCAATGAGTTTACGCTTTCCCGTAATTCCCGGTCAACGGTATCCCGTAGGCCGTAAAAGTTACGGTGCCGACATGGGAATCGGTCGGCGAATCAAAGAACGTCGCGAGGAGCTTGGGTTGCGGGTGGCCGATGTCGCCAGGCAGGCCGGACTGAAGCCGACGACGTTATACGACCTCGAGCGCGAGGAGCAGCACTCCACGACGCGCCTGCACGCGCTTTGCAAGGTACTGGGTCTCAATCCTGAATGGGTAGAAACCGGCAGGGGAACACGTATTGCCGTGAGAGAGAGCCGACGTGAGAATGTGGTCGAATCCGACCATGTTAAGACGATTCACGGCATGCAGATAACCACGGAAGAGGTTGAGTTTGGGATCGAATGGGGCAAGCTGGACGAGCCCCACCGATCATCTATTCGCGAACAAGTGCTCGTTCTGGTGGCGAGCCAGATTCGACGTCGACGGGCCACCAAGGATGTCGATCCGCCACCCGTCCAGCCGCCGCCGACCCGCAAGCAGTAGCCAATGCAGAAAGCCATGATCCGCCTGGCGCTGATCTGGCTCCTGTGGATCGTTGGCATCGTGCCTTTGGTGGACTGGTTGCTGCCGATCAGCCGCGCCAGCGATTTCGGCGAGTACGTATTGATCGGCGCGCTCCTGGCGTATTTCGCCGCGCCGCTTCTTCTCAGCGCCTGGCTCGAGTAGGAATCTGAGCACCAGCTCGCGTCCCTGCCGTAAATAATTTACGGTATTCCGTTGACAGCGGTTTACGGTAAAGCGTAATCTGCACCCATCGCCCCGATGCACGGGGCTGGGAGGCAGAGATGGATTTCCGTGACTACCCCCGCCCGCTCCGGGCCGCGATCGAAGCGATCGTCGACGAGAACACCTCGCTGCACGTCGCGACCGTGATCGAGGACGACGACGCGCGTCCGTACCTGACCGACGACGTCATGAACGCGTTCTGGGTCGTGCAGCGCGCGAACGACTACGCGCAGCACATCCTCACCGAGGCGCTGCAGGACCTCGACGAAGGCGAAGAGGCAACGCTGCACAGCGCGATCGCCACCGGCTGCAATGCCAGCGTCGGCAGGATCATCAGCGGCGCCCTGCGTGACTACGTGACGCATTGGCTCGCCAAGGAAGCGGAGGCGCATCGCGATGCGCGCGAGGCGGCGGACGAGGGCCAGCCCGCGCTGCGCACCAGCTTCGGTGCGTGGGTCGACGACCCGGTGATCGGTGACCGTCGGGCGATCGCCCGGGGTGCGCTGTGAGCCGCGCCCGCGATGTCATGCGCGCCCTGGCGTGGATGACGATGGCGCGCGACGAGGCGCTGCGCATCGCCGGCAACAAGAACGCGGACGGCTGCAGCGTCGCATGCGCTGAAGCGATCATCCGCCGGATCGACTACGGCCTGCGGGACCTCGAGCTCGCGCTGCAGATCCAGCCCTCCGAGGCCGCGCTCGCCGAAGTCGCCGCCGAGCAGCAGCCGAAGCCCGAGCTGAAGTCCGGCACCGGATTCGTGTGCGAAGACTGCGGAAACGCGTTCCTGGTGCCGCACTACGACGGCAAGTGGGACCACGACGGCCACCCGCGCTGCGAGAAGTGCGATCCGCCGACGGAGTTCAACCCGGCCACGGGGGTGACGGCATGAACGCCCCGAAGCATCCGCTCTACGGGATGGGCGTGGACGAAGGCATCACCGTCGAGCTCGACAACGAGCGCCTGCGGTTCGTGAACGACGAGGGCGAAACGATCGTCGGTCTCAGCCCCAGCGCATCCGCGGCCATCCTGCGCCTGGTGCCGGCCGACCCGACCCTCGAGCAGATGGCGCCGGCCATGGCCGTCCTGGGCTCGACCTGGGCCCTCTACGAGGAGGGCCAGCGGCGCGGCAAGCGCTGGGGCCGCAAGGAGCGCGAGCAGGAAATCTACAGCACGGTGCAGGGTCTGCTCGGCCTGGATCGGATCGGAAAGGTTCTCGAAGGCATCGAGGGTTCGCTCGACTACGCGAACAACTCCCGATGAACGCCCTCCTCTCCGATCCCGAAGGCCTCGCCCTGGCGCTGGTGATGTCGCTCCTCGGCATCGTCTTCCTGATCGTCGCCGCGGTCGTCGAGCACCGGCACAAGCGTCGGGCGCGCTGGAACGTCGAGCGCGTGGACCTGCCGCGCTGCGAGCGCCCGGGCAGCCAGGACGAATTCTCCCGCCGGCTGCGAGCCGGAGGTGCGCGATGAGTTCGAACGTCATTGATCTGCAGGCCCGGCTGCGCCGCCCGCTGCGGGTGCGCTGCTCCGGCATCCAGGTCTACCACTGCGTGCTGATCTCCGACGAGGTGAGCTTCGGCGAGCTCGTGCACGCGCTGCGGGGCAGCGACATCGTCCTGTCGACCGACGAGTTCGGCAACCAGGTCATCCACCGCAAGCCCACGTCCCCGGAGGCCGCATGAGCGCCGTCGCCCCGATCCAGTCCCGCATCCCGTTCGGTGACTACCGCGCGATGCCGGCGATCAACATCTCGACGCTGAAGGAACTGAAGCGCTCGCCGCTGCACTATCGGCACGCGCTCGCGAACCCGAAGCAGTCTCCGGCGCTCACGCTCGGCACGGCCGCGCACACGGCGACGCTCGAGCCCGAGCGGTTCGGCCGCGACTACGCGATCTGGACCTACCGCACCGACTCCGGCCGCATGTCGCCGCGCACCGGCAAGAAGTGGGAGGAGTTCTGCACGGTGCACGCCGGCAAGACGATCCTCACGGAGGACGAGTCCGAGGAGGCGCTCGCGATCGCCAAGTCGGTCCGCAGCGACCCCATCGCCGCCAAGTACCTCGAGGCCGGCGAGCCCGAGGTCACGATGAACTGGCGGCTCGGCGACCGCCCGTGCAAGGGCCGGGTCGACTGGCTCACCCGGCTCGAGGGCGACGTGCTGGTCGGCCTGAAATCCGCCCGCAGCGTCGAGCCATTCATGTTCGGCGCCGCGGCCGCGCGCCTGGGCTACGCCCTGCAATGGGCGTTCTACCGGGACGGGTACGAGGCGGCGACCGGCCGGGTTCCTCGCATGGTCGAAATCGTCGTGGAGTCGGCTGCGCCGTACGCGGTGGTGGTCTACGACATCCCCGAGGACGTCATCGAATACGGTCGCGACGAGTACCAGCAACTGATGGCGGTCCTCGAACGCTGCGAGCGCGAGAACCACTGGCCGGGCCCGGCCGAGACCGAGCAAGTGCTCAGCCTTCCAAGCTGGGTTTACGGCTCGCAGGACGACCTCAGCGACCTCGGACTGGAGGCGTGATGCGCGCCTGCATCGAATGCGGTGGCGAAGTTCAAGGGCGTGCGGACCGAAAGTTCTGCAGCGCCACCTGCCGCAGCCGCGCCTGGTCGAAGGCGAACTACGTGCCGGTGCCGCAGGCGGAGAAGTACGCCGGGCTCGTGAAGCACGGGGCCGCGCGCGTGGCTGGCGACACACCCGAGTATCGCTCCTGGCGGGCGATGCGGGACCGCTGCCACTGCCGCAGCCACAGCGAATTCAAGAGATACGGTGGTCGAGGGATCACCGTCTGCGAGAGATGGAACGACTTCACTGCGTTCCTGGCGGACATGGGTCCGCGTCCCTCGCGCGACCACTCGATCGACCGCATCGACCCGGATGGCAATTACGAGCCGGGCAACTGTCGGTGGGCGACGAGGGTCGAGCAGGCTCGCAACAAGCGCCGAAGCAAACCAACTGGAGTAACACGATGAACGAAGAAACCCGCACCCGGGCCAAGCCCGTGGACTTCGACCAGCTCTACCCTGGCCGCTTCATCAAGGCCGGCGAGCTGCTCGGCAAGAAGGTGACGCTCACGATCGCCGACGTCGACCTCGAGGACTTGGTCGGCGAGGACGGCAAGCCGAAGGCGAAGGCGATCGTCGCCTTCCGCGAGACCGAGAAGTCACTCGTCTGCTGCAAGACGAATGGCATCTGCCTGAAGGAGATGTTCGGCAAGCAGATCTCCGAGTGGATCGGCAAGCGCGTCACGATCTTCCCCGACACGTGGAACGGCGAGCCGTGCATCCGCATCTGGGGCTCGCCCGACCTGCCGCAGGACCTCGACGTGCAGATCACGCTGCCGCGTCGCCGGCCGTTCAAGAAGACGCTGCACCGCGTCGAGGCCGCGCCGAAGCGCGAGGCGGCCTGAGATGGGCTTCCGCAAGACGCACGACCTCGCTGTCCGCACCGGCACCTACACGGGCAGCGACGGCAAGGAGAAAGGCCG